TTACTTTTATTTTATAATAGCTGAGGTTCTACACACAAGAAAAGGCAGTGGGTTAGACTGCCCTTTAAGAAGTTTGATTAAAGTTTTTCTTCGAAGTTTGTCAATAACTTCTTCGGTAAATTGTTTTACGAAAGCTGGGTCAGGTTCTGAACTACCCGGGTTGAGTTGTCTCCAATGAAATTTCATACTGGTTCTTAGTTCTCGAGCCAGGTTGTCAGCAGATATGTCAAAAGCCTCCTCGTAATTGATAATCTGTATGAGAGTCCTTACGCATTGGCCTGCATCTCCAAGAGGAACCTTTTGTTCAATCATTTCGAATCCTTCTTCGTAGATTTCTACTGTATCAATGTAGATAGTATCACAGTGTTGAAGAGCATTGATTAAGTCTATTGTATTGACTTTATCATCGTCACTCATTTCGTTGGCTATTCTGAAAGCCTCAGTGAAAGCATCTAGGATTCCCTGCATATCGGGGTCCTGTTCTTTAATTGGAATACGTCTAATGACTCCTACCTGTTCGAAGGTTAAGTAATACTTGGTTTGCATAGTTATAAAATTTTAATAGTTTATTAATTCGATACAAATATAAAATATTATTCTTATATCTGCAAAAGAATTAATAAACTATTTAATAATTACTGAGGTAAAGCCCGGAATCTGTTTAAGTCCCAGTCGTACTTCCTGTCTCCCTTGTTAGTAAATATCCAAAGATAATGGTCTTTGTATTCCTTAGCAACGGTATTATACTTAGAAGTCTGAATAATGATACGATTTGGTTCATACTCAATTAATTCAGCATGTACTGTAGATATATGATGACTTTCGAGATTAAGTTTGGCTCTGAAGTCTCTAAGAAACTCATCTCGGTTTACACCATAATTATCTCCCACGAATTTAATGTAATCGTCTTCTACCTGTTCTAACATGGTAGATACTTTGAATCTAAATTTGTTCATCTCTATTATTTTTGAGGGTTTGTAATTTCTCTTTCATCTCTTCGGCACATCTGGTAATGATATTAGTTACTGTTACCATACATTCATCATCTACGAAGGACATGATGATATCCATACATTCATCAAAGTAATTACGAATAGCCTTGGGATTATTCCAAAGCACATCCCAGTTCTTGCAGTAATTGAATCTGATAATCTGTATGTATTCATCTATAGTTACTTTTCCTTCTGGTAAATACCCATATACCTTAGAATACATACTCTTGAAGTTATCTTCTATCTCCGGATTCAACTGGAACTCAGAGAGCATACCCTCATAAAATGATTGGTCAGGTATATAGTATCTGAAAGCAAATTCTTTGTCCGTTCGAGATTCTATACCCGGATAAGACATAGCAAATAGTACCGGTATCTTATAAAGTAATAAGTCTGGTACTCTATCATATACCTTATAATGTCGTTGATATTCCCTGTAAGCCTCTACCCAGATACGGTCATCATAGATATGAAACTCATTGAGCAATGTTTGTACTCTACCTTGAAAGGTTTGAAGATAACTGCTAAGAGTAATGTTATAGCAATTCTCTAAGCCTTCTACTTGTCTTAACTTAATGAAGTCAGAGCATTTGATGACTCTGAGTTTCTTTTTCTTTCTGAAGAATTTGAACATGTTGTTAAAATGTAAAGTTAATATATACGGTTTGAGAACCTTTCATGAGTTTTTCATGATTAGTATCATCGAATTTCCAGCAGGAGTATTTACCAGCTAAACGGTTATATTCTCCTCTGACCCATACTGGTGCAGTATCCGAGGGTTTGAGTCTAAAGTAAGTACCCTGATTAATGTTCTTAATCTTAGTCTCCTTGTGTTCTTGGTTGAATGTTTCCATATTTTTGTCTATTTTTAAAATTGATATGCAAATATAATTCTTTTATTTTTAATATGCAAATCTGTATATACACAACTGAGGCCACCAATAGTAGGTAGCCTCTTTAGTTATCGTCTTTTGTTAAGGAATGATGATGCAATTGAAGGAACTTCTTCTGCTTCTATTATTTCCTCATCCAAGTACCTATCCATTTCTGGGTCTTCCTCATCTGGGTCAATCCTCATTTCTATCTCCCTACGCAATTCATGATGTTCTTTAGAGGATACTTCCATTGCAGCCTTATAATTATCCGTAATCTGATTAAGTTCTTTCTTGTTCAGATTAAGTCCTTCTTTAGAGGTATCTACTCCTTCTTGCTTGGTAGCTACTACTTCAGGTAGGCTATTGATGTCATACTTCTCTTCCAATAGTTTGGCCTCTTCAGTCTTAGATAGAACCTTCTGAGATTCTAATACAATTGTTCTTGCCTCCTCTATAGAGATGGTATCTACTGGAGCACCAAGGTTATTCTGTTGATTGAACTGATTGAAGATATTAGTTGTATTGCCTCCAGTAAGATTACGAATGATTGATTGTAATGATGTAGAAGATTCCAACTTAAGCTTCAATGTCTTATTTACCTCAGCGGATATAAATGGAGTATATTTACCTCCCTGGGAATCCCTTAATATCTGAAGTTGATGAGATATTTCCATACGGTCCTCTAAGGCCCATGCTAGTTGTTCTCCCATTAATGCTTGCAGTAATTCTTCTTGTTTATCTCTATCCCAAATCTTAGAGGATAATAATCTATCTCTCATAAAGATACGTACATACTCTGTATCAATCCCTAATCTGTTAGAGAATGAATTGATATCATAAGTCACTCCACATAGGACTCCATTTCCCAAAAGCCATTGATTAATAAGGTAATTCTGTACCTTAATCAAATCCTCTGGATTACCACTTTTCTGATATTCGAGTATCATTGCAGTAGTACCCAGAGGACGTGGGAATCTTACTATTTTATCTTCTTTTGCCATACAAATAAGCCTTTCTTATATCTTTAGATTCATCATAACCTATTAGCTCTAGTTTATAACATACATAGCAATTGATACTAAGGTTATAGAAATAGGCCTTATAGATTTTATCTTTCACAAACAAATTAAAGGTTTCACCCGAGATGTGGTCCCGGGTGAATATTAATTTGTCACATTTACCTATCGGAATTTCAAGGCTAAGTTTATAATCTCCGGCCTTAAATTTATTTCCATGTAGGTCTAGGATTTCTTTTGCCATAATTGCCCTTTTTACGGTCCGATGGTAATTTGTCTTGTTTATCGAGGTTATTCCTTTTCCTTTCTTCGATAAACTTCTGAATTTCGGGGAATAATCTTTTCCTTAAAGGAACTACCTGGGTTGCAAAGAAGGCATTCCATAACTTCTCCGAGAATGGTTCTCCTATCTTTAGCTTTGAAATACTCCAGAACTTTTCTTGGAAATTCTTCACTATCTCCTTGAACCGGTAGTAATATATATGCTTGGTCTCCGAGTTAATGCCAATGGTAGTAGTTTGGCAATATTCTAGAAACTCTTTACCAAGTTCGGAAATAAACTCTTCCCTTTTAAAGTCATAATTCTCTTGGTCGAGTTTAAACTGTTTAACGTAATCTATTGCTTCCATATAACTTTATTTTGCAATTATCAACTTAGGATATTCATCAGTTATCTGAAATAAGTATCCCCTTATATCGTCCTCATAGTATGAGGACCAATAAACCCTTCTAATCCGAAAATTATCAAGGATTGCCCCTTTTGGTATACCCGTAACATAAAGTCTATGTTTAGGCATCACAGAGGTTATTTCAAACTCACCGGTAGTAAGTAAATTACCATAAGTACCATAATCTGGCATATTACCAGTAAAACCTGTAGGTTGTAATACATCCATTACTAAGGTGGTTTGCGGTAATTCTCTTTGATTACATTTTATTATCAACTTGGATTTACCTATGTATAGGTCTTTGACTATATTTCCAAACATTTGTATATGATTATATGGGTTATACCTTGGTCCTTGAAGTTATTAAGGTTGGAAGCCTTTTCTTCAAGAGCCATTAGTTTTCTCCGAGATTCTGTTGAGATTCGGTTTTCTGGAGTTCTTACCAATGACCGGATATTCTCTAAGGCAGGTTGTAAATCAACTACTGGACCAGAGAAAAGGATTTTATGTTTCTTTCCACTGATGGTACCATAGGATTTTTTATACTGGTATTTACCTTTGATGTATTCTACCTCAACCTTTTCTATGTCTTCTTTTCTTACGTTTCTTACCATTGTTGTCTTTTTCTATGTAATCTGATATTTCGTCTAATTGTCCCAAGAGTAATGCCTGCACAAATAAATGTACTGGCCTGAAAAAGAAATTCCTCACGTTACTGGGATTAATATACCAGTCGTATACAATAAAGAACTTCTTAATCTTAGCATGCTTTAGTGAACGTTGCACTAGATAGGTTTTTACGCATCTCTTATGTAACTCCACTAGCTCCTTATCCTGCTTTAACATCTCCTTTGCGGAGAATATAGTGTAATCCATTATCTACATGTATAAAAGTTCCCAGACTACTGAGCCCAGGAACTTAGGTTAATAAAGAACTATGCAACTTGTTCTGGTTTGAGAACCTTGTTACGAAAGTCCTCATAAGCCTTGGCAGCTTTCTTGAACTCCTTGGAGTTTTGGTCCTTGATACGAAACATTTCCCGTTCAAGTCTGTGAAGTTCATTGCGGGTTTGTTGTCTCCATTTCTTCCGGGCCAAGGTATCCGTAACATCTTTTGGGTATACGTATTTTACTTCCCGGTTCGAGATTACCTTTTCGATAATGGATGGTTTCTGTTGTTTTTCTACTTCCTTGATAACCTGTTCTTCTTTGGATTTGCCCTTTAGAGTTGGGTCTTCAGGTTTGAGAGGAACCAATTTGGCATCGGCAAATTTCTTGGCAGCATCTTTGGATTCTTCTACCAATTGAGCCTTAGTCTTTTTGGCTTTGGGAGTTTTAGACTTGGATGTAGCATCCTTAATTCCTTCTAACTGTTGAGCAACTTTGTTACTGATAAGGTTAGCAACCTTGTTTTCATTCTTTTTCATAATGTCTATATTAAAATGATTAAATAGTTAATTAATTAGCACATTGCAAATATAAGAACTTTATTTTTAATAGCAAACAAATTTATTATTTATTTTTCAATAGCTGAGGTTAATCAGCTAGGAAGTCGAAGATCTCTGGTACAAAATCGATTTCATTCTCTGGGTCTGAAAGGTATTCATCCATGTTCTCGTTATAATAATCTAGTTCGCTTTTCTCTTTAGGTGCAGGAATTATGGGTATGCAATGTTCTGGATGTCTTTCGGCATATTTAATTGCATCCTGGTAGGTTAGTTTCTTATCTGTATAGAATTTAACTACAGTATAGGAATAGCCTACTCCCTTTCTAGTTACTTCATATTGTTGGTATCCAGAATTACTTATCTGGTAGATTTGATTCTCTGGAATCCTTTCTATTTCTACCGTATATTCGTAGATTCTTTTACCCAACTTATTTGCCATCTCTTGAATAGAGTCCTTCAGTGATTTGGGCCTTGGTCTAAATCCCAATTCTGGAGTGGGATTACCCTTTTCCAAAAACGAAGCAGGATTTGCCTCGCTCGATGTAGTTTTAGGTTTTGAGCCTAAAGCTATCCCGATTAAGATAAATCCTGCTAGCCCTATGATTGGTAGTTTTCTAAGACCTGAGTTCATAGCCTGTGGTTTTGAATTTGTTCCTGATATTCGAAGAAACGTATTTACCCTTGGATTCTGCTAAATGTAATTCATTGCAGATTTCGTAAGGTACCTCATCATAGCGATAAACTTTGTTGTTTTTGAAAGCAATCCAAAGTTGTTTCTTTTTGGAATCGTAGCCATATCCTTCAATGTTAGATGATTCGCAAGGAATCATTTCAACTCCAGTGTTCAATTCAACTGATTCTAAATATTCGTTCTTGTCCATAATTAAATTAAAATATTAGTGTTAGTTCATAATTAAATTAAAATATTAGTGTTAGTTCCGGATGAAATTTCTTTGTTTCCGTTTGGAGTAAAGCCCATGTCCCATATACTCCTTGAGAATTGTCCGGTATCCATTCGTCTTCCATTCTGAATAGAATATGGGAGCAAACGAATAACTGGTATTCAGGTAAGGTTTTTATTAATTGGGGCATTTCCAATATTTCCTTGTAAACCTGGATGTGGGCAATTAATGATTCCCTAATCTCGTCATTGGTTATCTGTAATAACTTTCTGAGTAAATCGGGTTCTGTATTATCCAAGTTGTTAAGGATATTGGTAAGAGCCTCAATTTGAATATTGGCAATGTTCTTCACTACCTCTTTGGTTTCTAAATCCATTTTATTAAATTTTTCGTTATACAAATATAAGCATTTTATTTTATATAATAATATACTTTT